GGGGATTTCACAAATTGACCCGTACTGGATAACGCCGCTGCTTGATAGAGAGGGTTCAACTAATCCAGCTTCAAAAAACTTTTATGAACCTGCTTGGTGGATTATAAATGGTAAGCGCGTGCATCGTTCGCATTTGGTTATTGCAAAAAATGGCAAATTAGCGGACATATTGAAACCAACTTATTTATACGGTGGAATTCCTGTACCTCAAAAATTGGCGGAGCGAGTTTATGCCGCTGAACGTACAGCCAATGAAGCCCCTATGTTGGCAATGACTAAGCGTGTTACCGTATTTAAAACTGATACTAATAAAGTATCTGCCGACCTACCAAAATTTTTGCAGTCCATGGAAAACTGGATGGCATTAATGAATAATTTTGGTGTTAAAGTTTTGGGTGAAGATGAAGAAATAACCCAATTTGACACGTCGCTTTCCGACCTTGATGCGGTTATTATGACGCAATACCAAATTGTCGCCGCTGCTGCCGAAGTGCCTGCAACCAAATTGCTGGGAACTTCACCAAAAGGCTTTGGCGCGTCTGGGGAGTATGAGGAAACATCATATCACGAGTTTTTATCAGGATTGCAAGAAATGGATTTAACGCCATTTGTTGAACGCCACCACCTATTATTGATGCGTTCGGAGATAGCTCCTAAGTTTGGCATTAAACCCATCGACACATCAATCAAGTGGAATCCAATTAATGAAATGAGCGCGGAACAACTCGCGGATGTGAACTTGAAAAAAGCGCAATCAGATAGCTTCTATGTTCAGATGGGTGCGGTTGATGGTATGGACATTCGCACAAAAATAATTGCAGATGTTGCTAGTGGTTATAATGGACTTGATGAAAATTACGAGCCAGATAATGACACCGAAATTGAAGAATAACAATATTCTGGTAGGCAAGCCATTAACGCCAAATTATGCCGTTGCAACTCGCTATGACCGCGCCCTTGCGGATATGATTAACAAAATGGCGCGTGAATATGAGCGCGAGATAAAGGCGTTATTCAATAGCGATGAAGGGGAGGCGTTTTTTGCCCAAGATGCCAGCCTAGCAAGCAAAGCGCGGATATTGACAAATAAGCTGCAACGCAAGTTTGATGCGCTATTTGCTGATACGGCTAAAACACTATCAGAACAAGTTGTTGCAGGTTCTAATCGTGCAAGCGCGGTTTCTTTGCGTGATAGCCTAACCCCTATTACAAATGGCTTATCATTATCTACGGATATATTGAATAATGAGCTAAAGGAAGTTTTGACCGCAAGCGTTGCCGAAAATGTGGGGCTAATCAAAAGCATAGCATCGCAATACTTGTCAGGCGTTCAAGGTGCGGTTATGCGCTCAATTGCAGGAACGGGCGGCTTGCAAGATTTAGTGCCATTTTTGAACAAGCATCGCAACATCACGCTAAAACGCGCAAGAATGATTGCGCTTGACCAAACTCGCAAGATTTATTCCAACATTAACGCCTCTCGCGCTCAAGCTCTAGGTGTTGAAGAATTTAAATGGATGCACGTTACGGGCACGCGACACGCACGAAAACGACATATAGAGTTAAGCGGAGGAATATTTCGTTTTGACTCCCCACCCATTGCAGACGAGAAAACAGGGGGCAGATTTCTTCCCGGAGAGCAAATAAATTGCCGCTGTTTGGCAATACCTGTCATAAAATTTGATTAACTATACAGTATATTTAATTTGCGTTAAAATGGCAGGTAAGGAGAAATTATGCCGCTAAAGTCAGATATTGTTGATGAAGTTGCCGCGCTGGATAGTGCGCCTATTGTGACGACTCCATCAATGGATAGCAACCGCGATGTTGATATTAACAATTATGTTAGCATTCTAAGCAATCCAATTTCCCGCGCTGGGGTTTTTCCTTATTTAGGAAAAAGCATTGGAGCACCAGAACCAGACAAGATTTACGGGGTTTATCGCCCTGCGGAGGAACTAGAAAACCTAGACGCTATTAATAGCTTTAAGTTGATACCCTTAATAAATGACCATGTGATGCTTGGCAGCCAAGAGCAAGGCTTAACCGCACCCGAAAAAAAGGGCATTGAAGGAACAACGGGCGACTTGGTGGAATTTAAGGACGGCATATTGTATGCGAACTTAAAAATATTTAGCCAAAAGCTATACGATTTAATTAAAAAGGGTAAAACAGATTTATCCCTTGGCTATAGATGTATATATGAAAAAGCAAGCGGAATGTTTAACGGCGAACCTTACGAATATATACAACGGAATTTGCGAGGCAACCACCTTGCATTAGTTGATTCTGCGCGGTGCGATGTTGCCGTGCTTGATTCAATGTTCACATTCGACCACTTAGATATTAATTTAATAGGAGATGCTATCATGGCAGAAGAAGAGAATAAAGACAAAGTAACTAAAGACAACGAAGAGGCTTACAAAGAAGAAGAAGCCGAAAAAGCAAAAGATGGTGAAGAGGAAGAAGAAGCCAAACTCATCAAAGAAGAAGCCAAAGACAAAAAAGGCAAAGACTACGACGATACCGAAAAAAAAGACGGTATGGACGCATCAGAAGTTGCTAAAATTGTTCAACGCGAAGTTAAGGCGGCTATGGATTCGTTCAAAGCAACCGCAAGCAAAACCATTATGAATGACATTAAACAACGTGATGATTTGGCGCGTAACTTGTCACAACATATTGGCGTTTTTGATTGTGCAGACAAAACCTTGGGTGAAGTTGCTGCTTATGGCGTAGAAAAACTTGGCTTAGATTGTGCAAGTGGTGAAGAATTTGCCGTATTGCGTGGATTTATGGCAGGACGTAAAGCGTCTAGCGTTAGTAATTTTACTATGGATGCAAGCACAGGTTCGACACCTTCTGCGCTTTCTGAATTAGTAAGCAAAAATCGTAAATAAGGAGATTATTATGTCACTACAAACCGTAGTAAATACAAATTATGCGGCTGGGTTAGCAGGTGAATTGTTTGTTAATGCCCCCCTTCGCTCGCAATCATTACAAATAGATTCAGCTAGTGCGGCTTATAATGTTGTCGGCGCAACTGCCTTTACACTAACATCTCAAGGCGTAGCTGCTGCTGGTGGTTCTGGTGTGTTTGCAGGTATCCTTGCCGACCCTAAGGCTTACGCCTCTTATGGTACGGCTGCTGGTGGCTCTCTTGCCCCTATAATGGTTCTTGCTGATTATGTGCAGGGCAACTTTGTCACTATGGGTACTATGTGGGCTTACTTGCAAAACCAGCCTAATATTGGTGATTTGCTGGTTTATGATAACACTACTGGTGCATTATCATCAATCGCACCTGTAACTAGCTTCACAGCGACGATTTCAACCACCACGCTAACCGTTAGTGCACTAACTTCTGGTGCGTTGCAAGTTGGCGACTTAATCACTGGAACTGGTGTAACTCCCGGAACTTATATCACCGCGCTAGGAACTGGTAAAGGTTACACAGGTACTTATACAATCAACAACTCTCAAACCGTTGGTTCTGCAACTGTAATGACCGCACCTAATCGCCCATTGCCTGCTGCTTCGGTTACAGGTTCAATCGCAACAACTACACTAACCGTTTCCGCTGTTGGTTCTGGCGTTCTTGCTATAGGTCAACCGTTGTCAGGTACAGGCATTGAAGAAGGAACTATTATTACAGGTTTCGGAACTGGCGTTGGTGGAACTGGAACTTATACTGTTAATAATTCGCAAACAGTAACTTCAACCACAATTACCGTTGATGCTTATACCTTAGTTCCCAATGCAAAAGTTGATTATTACACTGTTACGACTCCTGGTCTTGCAGTTATCACATTGACCAATTAATAGGAGATATAAATGAAAAACTCTAAAGAAAAAAGCCCTGTTTATTCGTCTTTTGCCGCAAAGGATATTGCGCTTCTAAATGAAGCGTTGACTACCTTTGATGGCAAAGACTTGCGCGTGTTGCGTGATGTCGGTATTTATTCTGGCAGCGCAAAATACGTTAAAGAGGTTATGGATGAGTATAACAATTATGCAATGGATAGCATCCAAGGCAATATTTTAACCCCAAGCATTACAACCCCCGTGCAATTCTTGCAAGAGTGGCTAGTTGGTGTAATCCATGCGCTTGTAAATATTCGCAAAATTGACTCGCTTATTGGTATTATGACCGTGGGTGATTGGGGCGACGAACAAGTTGTTCAAACTATTTTGGAAAACACAGGTGTTGTTTTGCCTTATAGCGATTACTCAAACGCTAATTATTCTTCATGGAACACAAACTTTGAATATCGTGAAATTGCACGTTTTGAAACTGGGTTACATGTTGGTGAATTAGAGGATTATCGTTCTTCCGCAATTCGCATTAACACTGCCCAAGAGAAACGCCAATCATGCGCTATTAACTTGGAAATTTTGCGTAACACTATTGGTTTCAGCGGCTATAATTCAGGCACTAACCGCACTTATGGTTTCTTGAATGACCCTAATTTGCCTGCTTATGTTACCGTTGCGGCAACTGGTACAGGTTCATCAACTTTATGGTCAAACAAA